GAGAACGTGGAGTTTTTTGTTGGAAAAGCAGAGGAAGTACTGCCGAGGGAGTATGAGAAGAATGGCGTTTATGCAGACGTTATCGTGGTAGACCCGCCACGGAAGGGCTGTGATGAGGTACTTCTGAATACGATCCTTAAAATGAAGCCGGAGAGGGTTGTGTATGTGAGCTGTGACAGTGCGACACTGGCGAGGGATCTGAAGGTGCTGTGTGCGGAGGATTATGAACTGGTGCGGGTTTCTACTACTGATATGTTTCCGCAGGGAGTCCATGTGGAGAGTGTCGTGTTGATGTCAAAAGTCGAGAAGTAGATGTACGAAAAAGGCTTGAAAACAAGGGATTTCCGAGGTGAAGCGGATTTTGGACACAGGGTAACACGACCGAAAAATGAGAAGTTTGCTGTTAGGGGAAACATATCTACATGAAAAAATGACGGAGGGTTGAGTTGACAGCTTGCAAAATGGGTAGGTTGAGTAGACAGGTTGGATATTTGCAGGTCGAGTTGACGGAATGATAATTTGAAGCAAAAAATGGGAGATTTGGCACCTTGTAGCAATATGAGGTGCCGTTTTTGATAGTTGTGTGGGAGCAAGAACGGGAATATGAAGAAATTTTGCAGATGTATTATTCGCAAAAGATATCGGTGATGGTGAGAGAGTTGAGATGATACGCTTTTAGAGGTAAAATAAAAAGAATAGAAAGAGTGTGATAAGTTAGGAAGAATGGAATAAAAGCCATCAAGAAGGTTGCTATTGTTGACTGTAAAAGAGGGGAGATTTAGATATGTCATATTGTTGTGAGGAATGTTTTTCAAACGAAGCGATTAAAAAATTTATTCAGAAGAATAGTAGTATTGTGGGAGAGTGCGAATATTGTGGTTCGCATAATGTATCACTAATATCACCAAGAACATTAGGGGAGTATATGTGTTCATGTTTAGAAAAAGCATATGAATATATTGATGAAGGCACCGGGGCTATGTACGATAGTGAAGACGAAATGTATTTAGGACCAGATGGAAAAGAGGCAACAGTATATTCAGTTAGAGAAATATTGATGGAAGAGGAGGTATTTGCAGATATTACAGACAGTGATGCGCTGCTTGATGAATTATTTTTAGGGTTATTATCATATGAAGAGCAAAAGGATGGGGCTTATAATCCTTTTTATGATATTGATATAGAATGTTTTGTAGTTAAAGATGATTTATATGGTTTAGAGGCAACGCAAATATATTATAACTGGGAGTTATTTAAGCATACAATTAAACATTACAATAGATTTTTCGATGTAGATGGTCTTGAAATTCGCAACAAATGCTTGGAAAAAATAAACACATATCTTTATGATTTTATTACGGATATCGATATAGGTACGATATTCTATCGTGCGAGAGAGCAGGATGATTCCATTAAGGATATCACTGGAATAGATCCATATAAAGAGATGGGTCCCGCACCATATAATAAAGCGAAGACAAATAGAATGAGCCCTGCAGGAATATCATATTTATATGTTGCAGGAGACAAGGACACTGCGTTTGCTGAGTGTCGTCTTAATGGGAAAAGGGCAGTTGTAGCTGAGTTTAAATTAAAGGATTCGTTACAGATTATTGACTTTTCGAGAAGTTCTTTTTATTGGGCAGGAAGTATTTTTGAAGATGATTATAATCATGATGGGCGGTGGATATCTTCATTTTTGAAAAGTTTTGTGAATGAAATCACAATGCCAGTTGACGATAAAGTGGAAGATCACTCTTACGATTATGTTGCGACACAAGTAATCGCAGAATATTTGAGAAGCAAACATTATGATGGAATATGTTTTAAAAGTAGTGTTAGTGAAGGAAAAAGTTATGTATTCTTTTGCGGACCAGATACAGAACATATTCACGATGCGTACCCGTATCCATTTGGTGATCCATATTTATCTGATATGCTTCCTATTTTACAGTCGTTTACAAAATGCTTTGATTTAAGCTATATTGAGGTGATTGATGTTTTAAATGATGGAAAAGCTGGCAACGTGATAGAAAGGAGAATGTTATAAGAATAATTTATGGTTTGCTTATGAAATTGAAATGTAACAAAAAAGATGTTCCGATCTAAATATTATGAATTGAAATAACGGTCAAAATATAGCCTTGTGGATGGAGCGATAACTCTAGCACTCAAAGTTGTCTTAGTTCTTGGTGGGTATCAAAGCGGAAATCTCAGAAAGTCGTTCATGGCGTTTGCGGTAAACGTAAAAACGATAGCATCCATTCAAAAATTGTACCAATCTGGACACCCAATATGGCTTGCGAGTTAGAGGAGGCAAGAATATATAGATAGTTATTGTCGTACCATCTCACACTGGCTTGCGTACTATAAATTGATACAATGCACCCTTTGAGCGTTGAGGGTGCATTTTTAACGATTATCCCTACTCAAAAAACGATAAGGGTGCATTTTGATGAGAAGGCAGATTTTTAGGAATTTGGTGGGTAACACAATTAATGAAAAGCAGGTACAAGAGGCTGAGAGCGAAATGTTTTTTGCAGAACAGGATAAGCCGGAAACTGTCACAGAATTCCATGAGGATATCTGGTATATGCTGTTGGATTATGTGATGGTATATGATAAAGAGGACATCCGATTTACCGTTAAAAATGTGACGGAGATCTAAGTGTAAAAGAGAATAGAAGGTCGAGGATTTTTTTCCCGTTGTCCAGGATGTTGTCCTGGGGAGCGGGGATTTTTTGTTTGTGAATGCCGGAGCGAGATAAGCATGGCTGTTTTTAAGATGCCTGGTATAATGAAAGAACAAGAGAAAAAAAAAATTTAATTGAGTGTCACCATTTGTACCCTATGTGTGTGATATATTGCCTATATTTCCAACCAGAGTCTTGTGATTACCAATGCGGAGATCCGGAACAAGCTGTCCCTTGGCAATGAGAGCCGGGGATGGTTTGATTTTATACCCAGGGCCAACGGGAACCTGTCCATCAAGTGGCGTGATCCGGTTGGATAACGATAGAATGATAGATTTTGTGAGGAAGGAGGGAGGAAAGTATGGCATCCAACGGCAGTTTTTCCGGCTCCATCCACAGCGGGCATTATGTGCTGCGGGTGGACTGGACACAGACAAAAAATGTATCCGCAAATACCAGCACCATCACGGCGAAAGCCTATCTGGTCAATGACTGGAGCTTAAGTATCAACGCACGGTCTGATAATAAAGTGACGATTGACGGCACGGCACAGACTTATGCGTCCCCCGCCATCAGCAGTACGGGAACCCATCTGCTCGGCACGGTCACGCAGACGGTAAACCACGGCAGTGACGGAACTAAGAGCCTGGCCATGAGCGCGGTGTTCTATATCCGTGCGACTTTAAGCGGCACCTATTATGAGTCGATCACAGCCAGTGCCAATATTACGCTGGATTCCATTGCGCGGGCATCCACGGTTTCCGCCTCCAATGTGGAGATGGGGTCTGCGACCACGATTGCCATCAGCCGTGCCTCCTCTTCTTTTACCCACACGCTGACCTATGCCTTTGGCAGCGCCACGGGGACGATTGCCACAAAGACCACATCCACATCCGTGTCCTGGACGCCGCCCCTTACGCTGGCAGGCCAGATACCGAAGGCGGTGACGGGAACCGGCACGATTACCTGCACCACCTATAACGGAAATACGAGCATTGGGAGCAAGACCTGTACGCTGACACTGACCGTCTCGGCATCGGTAAAGCCTACGATCACCAGCCTGACAGCGGCCAGGGTGGATGGGGCGGTGCCAAGTACCTGGGGGATTTATGTGCAGACGAAGTCCAAAGCAACCCTCACCATCAATGGGGCAGCGGGAAGTTACGGCTCCACGATTTCTTCCTATTCCATTACGGGCGGCGGGTACACCAGCACGGCATCCAGTTTTACCACAGGGTTTCTGAATACTTCCGGCACGGTTACCTTTACGGCAACGGTGACGGATTCCAGGGGGCGTGTGTCAGCGGCGGCCACAGTGAGCATTTCCGTAGTGGCCTATTCCCCGCCGTCCTTTGCCAGCTACCTGTCACAGCGGTGCTTAAGCAGCGGGACAGCCAATGATGACGGGACATATATCCGGGGGCAGGTTTCTTATAGTTATACTTCGTGCAGCAGTAAGAACACCATTACACGTGTCACTTATTACAAAAAGGCATCGGATACTGCATGGACGAATGCCGGAGCTTCCTTTAGTTCCGGTACGGCATTTACCTTCGGCGGAGGAAACATCTCCACGGAGACATCCTATGACATCAAATATACTTTGACGGATGCCTTTACCACCATTGCCATCCAGGACATCGTATCTACGGCCGCCGTGGTCATGGATTTTAAGCGGGGAGGCAAAGGCGTAGCGGTTGGAAAGGTTTCGGAGGTGGACAACGCCTTTGAAGTTGCGGAGGATTGGGATGTCCGGGTGTACGGGAAACTCTTAAAAGATTATATCCAGTCCTTCATTAAGACGATGTATCCGGTGGGCAGTATCTATATGAGCGTCAACGCCACCAATCCCTCCGCCTACTTTGGGGGAACCTGGGTAGCCTGGGGCGCAGGGCGGGTTCCTGTGGGCATCAACACATCCGACGGCAACTTTAATACTGTGGAAAAGACGGGCGGTACGGCAACGGTGGCACTTTCTGCGGCGCAGATGCCGGCCCATACACACGGAGTCGGTACGCTGGCGGCAGCAAGTGCCGGAGCGCATACCCATAACCTGAAAAACCAAAAGGCTGCATGGGGTGTGGATGGCGCAGGCAACCGTGTCATGGTGGATGCGACTTCCGGCTATATGGCGCTGACCAACAAGGCGACCGCCAGTGCCGGGGCGCATACGCATACGATTTCCGGTGCAACAGCATTAGCAGGAAGCGGCAGCGCCCACAGCAACTTACAGCCGTATATCGTCTGTTATATGTGGAAACGGACGGCTTAGATAATTAAATAATAGGATTAATCAGGAAAACAGGCAGTTCACCTTCGCGGTGGCTGCCTTTTTCAATACAACATTTTTTAAGGAGGATTCCATTATGAAAGAGTTCTGGAACACGATTCAATTCATTTTTACAGCTGTCGGGGGCTGGCTTGGCTATTATCTTGGCGGTTGTGACGGCCTGCTGTATGCGCTGCTGGCCTTTGTGGTGGCGGACTATGTCACAGGAGTGATGTGTGCGGTCAGTGATAAAAAGCTGTCCAGCGAAGTGGGTTTTAAAGGCATCTGCCGGAAGGTGCTGATTTTTATCCTCGTGGGGATCGCCAACATTTTTGACGTACAGGTCATTGGCACCGGAAGCGTACTGAGGACTGCGGTCATTTTCTTTTATATTTCCAATGAAGGTCTGAGCCTGTTGGAAAACGCCGGACATCTGGGGCTGCCCATTCCGGAGAAGATGAAAGTGGTGCTGGCACAGCTCCATGACCGGGCAGAAGAAAACAATAAGGAGGAAGAATGAGTATGAGATTGGTACAGAGTATTTTGACAAAGAACCCCTGCTATACGGCAGGGAGAAAGATCACGGTCAAGGGGCTGATGCTCCATTCCGTAGGCTGTCCGCAGCCCAGGGCATCGGTGTTTATCAATTCATGGAACAGCCCGTCTTATAGCAATGCCTGTGTGCATGGCTTTATTGACGGCAACGATGGCACGGTATATCAGACCTTGCCATGGAACCATAGGGGCTGGCACTGCGGTTCCGGCAGTAAAGGGAGCGGCAACAATACCCATATCGGAGTCGAGATGTGCGAACCGGCGTGTATCAAGTACACAGGCGGTTCTTCTTTTACCTGTTCGGATAAGGCAGCGGCAAAGGCTGTGGCAAAGAGAACGTATGAAGCGGCGGTAGAGCTGTTTGCCATGCTTTGCAAACAGTACAATTTGAATCCGATCGCTGATGGCGTGATTATCAGCCACAGGGAGGGGCACAGCCGGGGCATTGCTTCTAACCACGGAGACCCGGAGCATCTGTGGAATGGGCTCGGCATGGATTACACCATGGATGGATTCCGCAAAGCAGTAAAGGCGAAGATGAACGGTTCTGGCAGCACAGATAATTCTGGCACTTCCGGTCTGCAGGCATCTGCCCTTAAAAATCTCTCTGAGGCAGATGTGATTGCCAAGGTGGGGCCACTGTTTACCGCAGACCAGAAGACAAGTGGTATTCTGGCATCGGTATCCTTGGCACAGTTTATTCTGGAGAGCGGATATGGCAAATCGGAACTGGCACAGAACGCCAACAACTGCTTTGGCATGAAAAAGTCGCTCTCCGGGAATACCTGGGGCGGTTCCGCATGGGACGGTACTTCCATCTACACCAAGAAAACGCAGGAATATGAGAACGGTGCATATGTGACCGTGTCGGCTGACTTCCGTAAATATCCGTCCGTTGAGAAATCCATTGCAGACCATTCCGCTTACCTTTTGGGAGCGAAGAATGGTGCGAAACTGCGTTATGATGGTCTGAAAGGCTGCACGGACTACAAAAAGACGGTGCAGATTATCAAGGATGGCGGATATGCAACTTCCCCGACCTATGTGGAGAACCTCTGCTCCATCATCGAGAAGTGGAAGCTGACACAGTATGATGTGGCAAATGCCGGAACTGCGGAAGTCTGGTACCATGTACGTAAGACCTGGGCGGACGCAGCATCCCAGAAGGGCGCATTCCACAGCCTTGCCAATGCGAAGAAGTGTGCAGATGAGAATGCGGGGTATTCCGTATTCGATGAATCGGGCAAGAATCTCTATACTGGAAAACAGACTGCCTTTCAGCCGTATCTGGTGAAGGTGTCAGTCTCTGACCTGCGTATCCGCAAAGGTCCTGGAACCGATAAGGCCAAGACCGGAAAGTACACGGGAGAGGGTATCTTTACGATAGTAGAGGAAGCGGACGGTCCCGGCGCATCCAAGTGGGGACTTTTGAAAGCATACCAGAAGAACCGCGATGGCTGGATTTCGCTGGACTATGCACAGAGAGTATAAGTAAAGAGTGCCAGGGTTTTATGTTTCTGCCGGCTGCATTTGATATGGCCGGCAGAAACTGTATTTATTGTAGATTTATGAAAGAAGGTCAATATTCCCGTCTTTACATAACAGTAGAAGGGAGTGTGTTTGGAATGGAAGAAAGAAAAGTGCAGGTTCTTAATGCGCCGGCAGCGATGGCACCAGGAAAAAAGCAGTTTACGCAGGAAGAACTGCAGCGGGAATATGACTATACACGGGCGGAAAAACTGACCAGGAAACTGCTCGATCTTGGAATGATCACTATAGAAGAATTTGACAAAATCATGGCATTAAACCGGGAATCTTTCTCTCCGGCATTGGCAAGGATTATGCCCTGAAATGCTTGCTATAGAGGGAATTTGACGGTAACATGTCACATACCGGAAAGAAAGGTGAGTGGATGAAAAGGATTACAAAGATCGATATGGCAGAACCTCTTATCACTAAAAAGCTCCGGGTGGCGGCTTACTGCAGGGTATCAACAGGAAGTGACGAACAGCTGGTAAGCCTGGAGGCACAAAAATCCCATTATGAGTCCTTCATAAAAGCAAATCCGGAATGGGAGTTTGCGGGAGTCTATTATGACGAAGGGATAACCGGAACCAAGAAAGAAAAAAGGACACAGCTGTTAAGGCTGATTTCAGACTGCGAAGCACACAAGGTTGATTTCATTGTTGTAAAGTCTATCAGCCGGTTCGCAAGGAATACAACGGATTGCCTGGAACTGGTGCGGAAACTGACGGACCTTGGCGTCTTCATCTATTTCGAAAAGGAAAATATCAATACCCAGTCCATGGAGAGCGAACTGATGCTTTCCATCCTGAGCAGCCTTGCGGAGAGCGAGTCTGTTTCAATTTCTGAAAACAGCAAATGGGGAGTCAAAAGAAGGTTCCAGAACGGCACGTTCAAGATTTCCTATCCGCCATACGGATATGATTATGTGGACGGGGGAATGGAGATCAACCAGGAGCAGGCAGAGACTGTAAAATATATTTTTGCACAGGTGCTATCTGGAATCAGTACACACCAGATAGCAGATGAACTGAATGCCAGGAAAGTGCCCACAAAAAAGGGTGGGAAATGGACGGCATCGACGATCCGGGGCATGATCTATAACGAGAAGTATGTGGGAGATGTAATCTTCCAGAAAACCTATACGGACGAGCACTTTAACAGGCATACGAACTATGGGGAGAAAGACCAGTACCTGATGCAATGCCACCATGAACCGATCATCAGCCGTGAGGATTTTGAGGCTGCCGGGGCAGTCCTCAATCAAAGGCGGCTGGAAAAGGGAATCACAAAAGGCAGCGGAAAATATCTGAACCGGTATCCGTTCTCCGGGAAAATTATCTGCTCGGAATGCGGCGGCAAGTTTAAGCGGAGGATACACAGCAAAAACGGCGGAAAGTATGTGGCATGGTGCTGCGGGAAACATATCGATGACGTCACAGCGTGTTTCATGAAATTCATCCGCAATGCGGATGTGGAGAAAGCCTTTGTGACGATGATGAACAAACTGGTTTATGGACGTAGGTTTGTGCTGAGGCCCCTGCTGGAAAGTCTGAGGGAGATGGACCGGTCGGACAGTTTCGGCATGATACAGGAATTGGAATTGAAGATGGAGAAAAATGCGGAGCAGAGACAGATACTCACCGGCCTGATGGCGAAGGGGTATCTGGAACCTGCTCTTTTTAATAAGGAAAACAATGAATTATTACAGGAAGCGGCGGAACTGGAGATGCAAAAGAACGGGCTTTCCCATTCTGTAAACGGGGAAATGGTAAAGACCGGGGAAGTGGAGGCACTTTTGAAATTTGCAGAGAAAGGGGAGATGCTCACAGCCTTTGACGGGGAACTTTTTGGACGGTTTGTGGAGCAGATCACCGTATACTCAAGAAACGAGATAGGATTCCAGATGAAATGCGGGCTTACGCTCAGGGAAAGGATGTGATGGGATGGGACATACACCATATGGATACCGGATTGAAGATGGTCGTGCAGTCATTGATGAGGAGCAGGCAGAAAGGGTTAGGAAACTGTATCGGGGTTATTTATCGGGGCTTGCCCTGATGCCGGCCGCAAAGCAGGCAGGGATTGAGACCTGGCATGGTTCTGCCAAACGGTTATTGCAGAACAGGCATTACCTCGGGGATGCGTATTACCCGGCGATTATTGACCGGGAGACGTTTGACAAGGCGGAGCAGGAACTAAAAAAACGGGCAGAAAAGCTGGGCAGGGTATGGGAACAAAAGGAAGAAGAAATGAAGAAAAACAAAAGATCCGTGTAGCTGCCTACTGCCGCGTCTCTACGGACAGTGATGAGCAGGCCACAAGTTATGAAGCGCAGATTGAGCATTACACGGCATTTATCAAAAAGAATCCCGATTGGGAATTTGCCGGGATATTCGCAGATGATGGAATCTCCGGAACGGATACCCGGAAACGGGAAGAATTTAACCGCATGATCGAAGAATGTATGGAAGGGAAAATCCAGATGGTCATTACAAAGTCCATCAGCCGCTTTGCAAGGAATACACTGGACTGCCTGAAATATATCCGGCAGCTGAAGGACAGGGGAATCCCCGTGTTTTTTGAAAAAGAAAACATCAACACAATGGATGCAAAAGGTGAAGTCATGCTGACCATCATGGCGTCATTGGCACAGCAGGAAAGCGAGTCATTGAGCCAGAACGTGAAGATAGGCCTACAGTACCGTTACCAGCAGGGACTTGTACAGGTCAACCACAACCGTTTCCTCGGATATACGAAAGACGCTGAGGGGCATCTGGTTATTGAGCCGGAAGAAGCAGAAGTAGTCAAGAGGATCTACCGGGAATACCTGGAGGGCGCAAACCTTTTGCAGATAGGGAAGGGATTGGAGGCGGACGGCATCCTTACCGGGGGAGGAAAGAAAAAATGGAGGCCGGAGACCATAAAGAAAATCCTGCAGAATGAAAAATATATCGGGGATGCGCTGCTTGCAAAAACATATACGGTGGATTTTCTCACGAAAAAACGGGTAAAGAACAACGGGATTGTACCGCAGTATTATGTGGAGAACAGCCATGAGCCGATCGTTCCCCGTGACCTTTATATGCAGGTGCAGGAAGAAATGGTACGGCGGGCAAATCTGCACAGTGGGGAAAACAGGAAGAAAAGGGTTTACAGCAGTAAATATGCGTTATCCAGCATTGTTTACTGCCCGAAATGCGGTGAAATTTACCGAAGAATTGCGTGGAACAACAGAGGAAAGCGCTCCACAGTATGGCGGTGCTGCACCCGCGTGGAACACGGACCGGAAGGATGTGATGCGCCGACGATCCATGAGTCAGAGTTACAGGAGGTGGTGGCAAGGGCAATCAATGACCTGTTAGGCGGAAGAGATACTTTCTTGCCTATCCTGCAGGCGAATATCCTTCAGGTACTTGAGAATAACAGCAGCGGAAAGATTGCAGAGATTGACCGCAGGTTGGTGGAACAACAGCAGAAACTACTGAAATTGGCAAATGGAAAGAAAGATTACAACGCTGTAGCTGACGAAATCCACAGCCTCCGGGAGCAGAGGCAGAAGGTGCTGGCACAGGACGCGGAGCGTGACGGGCAGAAAAAGCATATCGAAGAGATGAAAGCATTTCTGGAGGAACAGAAAGATATACCGATAGAGTATGATGAACAGCTGGTCAGGCGGCTGGTGGAAAAGGTAACCGTTTTTGATGAGAAGATAGCAGTGAAATTTAAGTCTGGTGTGGAGATAGAAGTAGATAGATAGGTATGGCATGGAGGCATCCTGCAGGTTCAGATGAGCTTGTGGGATGCCTTTTTTTTCGTGGGAAAATTAGTGCGTATATCGAGGGATAGAGGATTGTATTTAGCAACCATGTGGTTTATAATGGAAATGTCTGGAGGAGTGAAAATGACAACATCTGATATGATTCGGGAACTTTGTGAAAAAATGAATATCAGCATCTCAGAGCTTGCTCGGAGGATTGGGCAGTCGCCGCAGAATTTTAATAAGAAGTTACAGCGTGGGACTGTCAGTGTGGAGGAAATGATCACTATTGCAGATGTACTAGGGGTTACGTTTGAGCAGAGTTTTACATTAGCAAATGGATACAAGATATATCTGGAAAATTGAAATGATGTGTGCAAATGAAGTGTATAAAGGAGAACAGATATGCAACGGAGGAAAAAGAAAAAATATTATAGCAAGACAAGATTTATGAAGTTGAATTCAAATAAATATATAAACAAAAGAAAAACCTGTTACTTAGAAATACAAGTTCCGGAAATACAGGGGAATACAATAACTTGTACAGCACCCGTTGTTGAGATTGGAGTTCCAAAAAGAATAAACGGGAAATGTGTGAGAAAGATTGGCGCATATAGAATTATTGGTAAAAGCAAGGCTTCAGAATGGGAGGTAGTAAGAATAACTTCTCCCTTTAAAACACCGAATAGTTTGATTAACTCAAAAATATTAGTTACAGATGGTAAAAAAGTTGTAAGGGGAACGATTGTAAAGGCAAGTATAGTTGGAGGAGGAGCTACAAGTCCTGCAACTGGAGATGGATTGCCACCCGTAGATGAGTGAAAGGAGTTATCATGGTGGAAATCGTTAAAGAAGTTCTTGAATTATTAGAACAGTATTTTGTGTATATTTATCCAGGTTTTGTTACTATCCTGACACATCATTTTGCCAAGGCCAGAGGAACTAAATTAAATAAGTCAACACTTGGTATTAGTGTGGTTATCAGTTATGTATATATATTGCTATATAAATTCTTTTTCAAAACAGCTGTATCTCAATTTTCAAATAAAGACTATGTAATCTTGCTGATAGTTTCTATTTTACTACCGGTTATATGGCATTGGATTAGTAGATCATATTTTGCGGAAAAGGTACTAAATAAAATAGGATTTAATACAACTTTGGAGGATACGGTATGGGATTATATACAATACAGGGATAAAGAAAAAAAGGGTATAGTACTGAAGGTGTTTTTAGACGATAAAGATATTATGTATGAAGGCAGTCTAAGATATCGGGAATCTGATCCGGAAAAAGAACAGGCAATATGTTTAAGTGGATATAGAAGATATGTCAAGGAAAATGGAAGATATATTCCAAAGCAGGATTATAATAATGATAATTCCAGATGGGTTTTAATAAATGTAAAAGAAATTACTCGCTCAGAAATAAAATATGCATCAGAAAAATAAAGGGAGATAGTACGTTGATACTTTGATAATATTTATAGAGCGATATTATGAATGCGCAATCAATTATTTGAATTATAGGTAGGGAGAACGGTATGTATCTAAAGAAACTTATAATTAAAAATTTCAGAATCTTTGATGAAACAGGTATAGAACTTATTTTTAATAAGGGCGTGAATGCAATTATTGGAGAAAATAATTCTGGTAAATCCTCTGTAATAGATGTACTTAGGATTGTTTATTCAACTGTGACATACAGAAAAGATATATTTTTTTCAAAGTCGGATTTTCATGTTAGTGAAGATGGAACAGTGGCGGATTACGCTCAATTTGATGTGTATTTGGAAGATGTACCTCGTAGAATGATAGAAATTTGGAATCCACAAAGTGAGAGTGGGGTGGGAGGGGATTTTCATATTAAGTTTGAAAAATATATCGCTCCCAATGGAGCTGAAAAGGTTCGGTCAGTTTATTGGGGATTTGGGACAGAAGGAAATCAATTAACTTTAGATACATTTGAGGCAATAGATGTAGTTTTCTTGGGGGCATTACGAGATTCGGAAAGTGAGATGAAACCTTCAAGAAACAGTAAACTGGCACAATTACTTAGAAATTTGGTTCCGGAAGAAGCGGTCAGGGCTGAATTAGTTCAGATTTTGAATAATGCTAATAATGACTTATTGGAAAAAGAACAGTTAAAAAAGACGAGAAATACAATAAATCAAAATCTTGCAAGAATTGAACAGGAGTTTTTAAATCAGCAGATTGATATTGGCTTAGTAGAACCGAGATTTGATTCAATTGCATCTTCTTTACGTGCATGGGTTAAACCTAAATGGATATTAATAAATAAGGAAGATTCCGTTTATGAAAAAGCACATTCATATTTTCAAAGCCACATGGATTTGAAGAAAATACAAGATAGCGCGAAAGGCGTATATTTTGAAATTTCTATTTTGGACAGCGAAACTGAGATCGACACGGAAGTAGCAAATAGAGTTCGTGAAATTGCGAATAAATCTTTTGAACTATATCAGAATGGTTTGGGATATAATAATTTGTTATTTATGTCAGCAGTACTGGGTGATATGGCTATTGAGAAGGGGGGAGTTTATCAGAATCTTCTGTTAGTTGAGGAACCAGAAGCTCATCTTCATCCGCAACTACAGGAACTGGTACATAATTTTTTATCAGATGCGAATAAAAATGATGGAAATATCCAGATTATTTACACATCGCATTCTCCTACACTGGCCTCCAAAATGGATATAGAGAATATTAATTTGTTATACGATTATGGACATAAGAAATATTGTCTTCCCTTCTCTCAAACAAACTTAACAGAGGAGAATAAAAAATATTTACAGAGGTACTTGGATGTCACAAAGTCTCAAATGTTTTTTGCACGAGGAATTTTATTTGTAGAAGGAATTAGCGAAGCAATTCTACTTCCTGCGATGGCAAAGGCATTGGATCGGCCTTTTGAAAAGTACGCAGTAGAATTGGTCAATGTAGATAGTGTTGCATTTACACCATTTGTCAAGCTTTTATCATCTGATAAAGTAAAGACCTGTTTTTCAAAAGTGTCTATTATTACGGATGATGACAGGTGCACTAAAAAGAATGAAGAAGATTATATTGATAAAAATTTTGATTATGATGATATTAGTAGCACAGTTGTCGTAAATCTGCAAAATGGAAAACCTTCGGATAGATGTAACGATTTGACAGCATTATGCACTGGTGCGGGGATTAACATATTTACAGCAATTAAAACATTAGAGTATGCATTATGTTGTAGTGAGGATAATGTTTATCATATGATAGAAGCGTTAAAAACATGTTATACTGATCTGGGACCCAAGCTAGAAACAAAGGTTGAATCGTTGTCTCAATTAAGCGAAAAAGCAGCATGTGTGTGGTTATTTATAAGAACTAGAGATAAATGTAAAGGAGCAGTTGCACAATACATAAGTCAAGTAATCAATGATCAACATGAATTAAGAAAAAAAGGAGAACATATTCAGAGGGAGTTCATTATCCCGGATTATTTGAAAAATGCAATTTATAGTGTAACGGAGCAATAGCATGGTAGAGAAAATAACGGAAGAGCAAAAAGAATTCTTGGACGCGGAGGGTAGGGTGGTCATAAAGGCTTGCCCAGGGAGCGGGAAGACATATACTGTTGCGCAGAAATTATTGTCTTATGTGGATCATTGGAAGGATTACCACAGCGGTGTTGCAGTATTATCATTTACGAATGTAGCAAGTAATGAAATATTTGAAAAAGCACAATCAATTCACGGTAGTTTGGGTAAACTAGGATATCCGCATTTTATTGGAACAGTGGATAGCTTTATTGATGAATTTATCGTGCTGCGTTATGGTCATTTACATACTGTTGGTAAAGTGCGTCCAAGAATTGCACTGTCTGATAATTGGAAGATACCGTACAGATATTGGCGGTCAGAATGTCATAGGAATGGGTGTGTAGATAATATAGAACAATTTTATTATGGAGTTGATAAAAATCTTTATAAAGGAAACGAGCAGGTAAATTGTGACCGAAGAAAAGCGAGGATGCTTCCATGCCAGCAATATAAGAAGATGTTGTCAGACAGGGGGATTGTTTTTCAGAATGAGACTGCATTGTTCGCATATCAGCTATTAAAGAAGTATCCGGAAGTAGCAACTGCTATAGCGGAAAGGTTTCCGGTAATTATTATTGACGAAGTTCAAGATACATCGATAAATCAGATGGCAGTTTTTGAATTGCTAAGTGATTCGGGAATGAAATCAATGTTTTTAGTGGGAGATCCAGATCAGTCGATATATGAATGGAGAAATGCAAATCCAGAGTGTATGCTCCAGAAATTAGATGATCCAAATTGGAAAACTATAGAACTAACGGGAAATTTTAGAAGCTCACAGAATATCTGTAATGTTACTTCATTTTTTTCTTCCAGCTTGCAGGGAAATGGTAGTAATGATGCAATAGGTGATTGGAAGGACGAAACGGAAAAACCGGTTTTGTTACTGACAAGGAAAAATTCAGAGGATGAAATTATCAATTATTTTCTTGATAAGTGCATCAAGATGGGTATAGAGATATTGCCCAAGAACGTTGCGGTTTTAACTAGAGGGAGAATATATTCTGATACAGATATATCAGGTTTATGGAAAAGTAAAGAAATAGAATTATTTGCTAAAGCGGCATATGAGTGGAACTTTGGATCAAGGAAGAAGGCATATCAAGAGGCATCAAAGGCATCATATAATATGATTTTCAATGAAGATACAGATGAGTATGTGATGAGCCAGAAAATTCGGGAGTGTACCGATGAAAATACATGGAAAGATTATGTATCAGATATCCTGATAGAGATGCCTGATATTGAAACAGAAATTGGAGAGTGGGTAAAAAGCTTTTCAGCTGTCTTTTGTTCAGTGTGTGCCAGATATGGTTACGAAATATCAATAGATAAAAAATTGAAGGATATTTTCAAGATAAAGCAGAGTGATAAAAAGTCACCAAATTTTAAACAAATACCATTAAGAAAATATTTTGAGAAGAGAGCAGAAGATAAGTATACCCGTTCCTCAATTCATGGAGTAAAGGGGGAATCTTATGATGCCGTATTAATTTATGTCAAAAGTCGTACAGGGAGTACAATTACACCCAAATTACTTATGGAAGGGCCTCTTGATCAGGAATTAATGCGCTTGGCATATGTGGCAATGACTAGACCTAGAAGATTGCTTATGCTTGCTATACCGGAAACCAAGGGAATAAAAAATTGTGGAAGATTTCCAGAGGAATTGTGGAATTATGAAGTTTTAGAAAGCAGTTCATAAATTGTATCTTATTATTTGCATTTGAGGGCTTAAATGACACCAAATTATTGTATAATTTTTGCAGGAGTTTGATGTTGATATTGTACACATAGAAAATATAAGATTGAGTTGCATAGTTCTGGGGGACTGGGATGCGTATAAATTTTTATAAACGATATGAAGATAACTATATTTTTGAAGGGGAGCAAAGAGAGAAATATAATCGCTCTACATTAAAATGGCTGGTTTTGTCATGCTTCTCTGTGTTTTTTCCATTATTTATTACGCTAATCACAGATAGTTATGATGGTAAATTCAATATATCGGATTTAATTAATAATGGTGATTTGATTTTGTTATCTTTTTCATTAACAATTCCGACGGCATTGGATTTGTTTGAAGCAAAGAAAAATATAAATGGAAATGATAATTCATTAAGCTTATGTAGGTATTTGTGCTTGTTTATTATTGTTATACAAGTTTTGTTTTATGTTTTAATTAGAACTCATGAGGCTAAATTTTTAACGAACTTATTTTCAACAATTATAATAGTTCCGGTCTCGATTTATATATGTAGATATTCTGTTTTTTGTATGTTTATTAATTCAATAGAAGAAGGAGAACACTGACATGAGTATAGATATTTTAATGACAGCAACAGCAGTATTAGTATCAATAATTGCGTCAGTGGTAACGGCAATTATTCAAACTAGATTAAATAGAACACATATAAAGTTTAAAGATCTACACGTAGAGTATTTAGAAAAAGTGAATAAAGATAATACAGGAATTGTATCTGAGAAAGAAATTGACATCTTGTTGGAAACACTGAGAAAGACATATTCAAAAATGCTGGAAAACGATAAAGAGGATAGTGACGATGTCTGTATTACTTTGTGTAAATACAATAAAGAGAATCAAAACTTGCAGGTGATCTATAGGTTACCGCAGGAACCAGAAGTTAAGCCAATATTATTTGAATATTCCATGCAGGGAAAAAATAGTCTTGCGAATTTATATATAAATAGTAATTCTGAAATTGATAAAGTTTTTCACTATAGATCAAAAAAGAATTTAAATCGGTGGGGATCATTTTTGGCCTATGTACTAAAGAAACAAAACAATGTCATGGGGATATTATGTATTTCAAGTTGGCAGAGAGTCAATGAAAGATACGGTTACGAAAATATTAAAATGCTTATAGAACCAATAGAGGAATTTTTAGTTAGTTATATACAAGACAAAAAGGATGCAGAACCGTAATGAAGTTAGCAAATATCAATAGGAATAGATATGTTTCCGCAAACGGACATAGCACTAAAAATGCCTTTGATATGTTTCCGAGAACGGACATAGCATTTGACGTACTTCCTATCCTCTCGTGCCATGTGGAGACTGTGTGTCTTTTGTCCCAACTGAAACAAAAGCCGGATGATTACATTAATGTCACGATTGAACTTGATGATATGGATATAACATCTGCAGAGACTAAGGCTACATATGATGAGATAAAGAAGTATGTGGCTGAACATAATGCCGGCATGAAGGTTTCCAATCTGTATATCTCACAGGTAAAGAGAAAATGCGGAATTGAGGTTGGAAAGAATTATAATTTACCTAAAAATGAAGATAGCAGGCAACCGCAGTGTCCAGAAGATAAAGAGAGTGCAATTGTGGAGGCATTG